GAAATCAGATCCAGACAAGCAGCAACGCATCGAAAGGGCTTCGATATGAAACCAGTAGACCCACTCACATTCCTAATCCGTTTCGCAGCCAAGAAGCGCGGCCAGGCATTTAGCCCTGAAGAAGTGACGCTACAGGCTGACCGCCACGGCGTTCGCATGTCGGATCTGCGCGCCTGGGGTGGCGTGTTCGCCGCTGCAGCCCGTGCGGGCTATATCAAGCGCTCAACTGTGCTTTTCTCGCGCACTACTAGCAATGGCAGTGTGCGGCCGGGGTGGGTGGGCGTATGAGCCAGTTAGCCCAACTCATAGACCGCAGGCGCGAGTTAGCCGCCCGGGTGGCTGGCGTTGACGTCGAAATAGCCATGGCATTGGGCGACCGTGATTCCGCCCGCAAGGCCATGAAGGAAATGCAGGCCCAGACCATCGCACGGCAGGCCATGCGTGACGCTGGTTGCTTCTTTGACCAGGCTGGCGAGCAGGATGCTCGGAGGGTTGGATAGTGCGCGATTACAGCGTTGTCACTCCAGCATTTTGGATCGGCGATACCGGCAAGCTGTTGCGTGGTGACGCCAATTCTCAGGTGTTGGCGATGTACCTTATGAGCAGCCCACATAGCACTATGACTGGTGTTTTTCACTGCCCGATTTTGTACATGGCACATGAAACAGGGATGGGCATTGAAGGGGCTACCAAGGCCCTTGCAAGGCTCTCCGAAGTGGGGTTTTGCGAGTATGACGAGGCATCAGAGGTTGTTTTCGTCACTCGCATGGCGTCTTTCCAAGTTGCAGAGTCATTGAAGCCGGGGGACAACCGAATTATTGGACTAAGAAAAGAGCTGGCAAAAATGACGCCAGCCCACATGAAGGCTAAGTTTCTAGCTATCTATTCTGTAGCGTTTTGCTTGGTCGAAGAACCACCAAAAGACCCCAAACCAGCAAGCCCCTTGGCAGCCCCTCCGAAGCCAAGAACAGGATCAAGAACAAGAACATTAGTAGAGGCGCCACCTGAAGGTGTTGCCGAACAAGTTTGGGAAGACTTCATCAAACTTCGGAAAACTAAAAAGGCACCAGTCACCGAAACCGTGATTAACGGGATTCGGAAAGAAGCAGCCACGATCAGCATGTCCCTTGGCGATGCGTTGGCGATGTGTTGCGAACGCGGCTGGCAAGGGTTTGATGCCTCCTGGGTGAAGAACATCCCCAACTCCGGGACTGGCGGCATGTTTGCGGGGGCCATCTGATGCGCGGCCATGAACACCTGATCGCAATGCGTAAGGCTGGCAAAAGGCCTGCCATCGTGTTTATCAACGACTTCCCATGCAAGACCAATTGGTCTGACTGGGGAGACCACGCCACGGTTTGCGTCGATGGCGACCAACTCTCAAGCCTTGATCTGCGCTTTGTCGTTGGAATGACCGTATCGGTTTCCAGCCTGAACGAAGCCCGAGCAAAGCGCATAGCTGAGGCTTGCAAGCAAGCAGGAGCGCGAACAGTTGCAGGCGCACACGCAATCCGAATCAACGATTACCAAACAACAACAGGCTGGGCCGACATATGGCAAGCCAACGAAAAGAAGGAGTAAAGAAGTGGAATATTTGACGGACGAGATTGACTTCGCGGCGTACATGAAAGACACCGACGCGAAAACTAAAGTGAAACCAGCCAGCGATTTTGTGCAAGACGCGAAAGACCGCCTGAGACTTCGCGCAAAGTTGAAGCGAACCTACCTACCTTGGCCCAAGTGCAACGAGTCGTTTGAGTTTCGGCGCGGAGAGGTTACGACATGGGCTGGGCAGAACGGACACGGGAAAACTGACGTAACAACCCAAGTTGTACTGTCTTTGGTTGGTCAAGGTGAAAAAGTCTGTGTTGCCAGCTTTGAAATGAAGCCGGTGACAACCATAGGGCGCATGGTGCGCATGTTTGCCACCACCAACCCGTTTTCTGAAGAGTACCAAGGGGGTAGTGGCCTAGAGCTACTTGACGGCCTCTACGACGATTTTGGAGGCTGGACAAAAAACAGTCTTTGGTTGTACGACCAGACCGGAACCGCAAGCCCACAAACTGTTCTTGGCATGGTCAAGTATTGCGCCAACGAATTAGGCATCACGCATGTGGTGATCGACTCGCTGATGAAGTGCGTAAAGGACGAGGACGACTACAACGGCCAAAAGTCGTTTGTTGACCAGATTTGCGCACTGGCTAAGGACTGCGACATACACATCCACCTCGTCCACCATCTGAAAAAGCCTAGCAAAGAGGGCGACATGCCCGACAAGCACGACACCAAGGGCAGCGGGTCTATCACCGACCAAGTGGATAACTTGTTCATGGTGTGGCGCAACAAGCCCAAAGAAGACGCATGGAAGGCCCAAGGCACGCACAGCAACAAGCAGACCGAGCCTGATTGCTACTTGCTTTGCCGTAAGCAGCGCAACTATGAAGGCAACTCAGACGGCGAGCCAACCATAGGTTTATGGAGACACAGAGACGCCGGGAATTTTGTCGCAAACGCCGGAGACAGAGCGCAGTTCTTCCCCAACTACCCACATGTGGAGTCCATGTAATGAATGAAAACCCATCCTTATCTGACCCACTACATACGGATAGCCAAGCTCGACAAGGCTTATGCATGGTGGGCAGTGAACGAACTAGCGAAATCGAATCCGCTGGACCACAGCGACTTGCCGCGCCTGCTGACCGAGGCGATGCAATCCGCGAAAGCAGGGGGAGAAGCTGATGCGCTACGCACTCCGCACCGACAACAACCAGACCGCAATCGTTGAAGCGCTGCGTAAAGCTGGCGCTGTGGTTGAGGTAATCCACGAACCCGTAGACCTGAAGGTTTGGGCAGACGCTACCAAGGCCAAGTTTATGTATGTGGAAGTGAAGAACTTATCCACAGCTTATGGGCGTAAGGGCCTGAACGCCAAGCAGTTGCAAGACATGGCAGGACATGCCTATGTGATGGTCACTGATGAACAGGGCGCATTGGGCGCATTGAAGGTGCTCAGAGCATGACCAAAGCAGAAAAAGCACACAAGGCGCGGCTGGCAGAGCTTGGCTGCATCGTTTGCCGCAAGGAATTTGGAATCACTGATGGACCCGTACAGCTTCACCACTTGCGCTCTGGCGGCTGGGGTAAGGGCGACTACACGACGCTGATACCGCTTTGCTACGAGCACCACCTAGGTGACACCGGCATACACGGGATGGGCACGAAAGCGTTTGAGCGCCGCTATGGCCCGCAATCAGAACTATTGAAAACAGCGAAGGAATTGATATGACCACATGGCTAAAAAAGCTACGCCTGTACCTGCTGCGCAGGCAGTTGAAGGCTGTTAACCGCAGGCTAGTCGCGTTTAACGAAACACCATACACACATCAGGTGCAGGCCATTTGCGACTTTCGCGCTGACCTTATCAACCGCATTGCAGAAATCGAGAAGACGCTATGAATCACCAACAAATCATCGAGTTATCTCGAGAAGCTGGCCTATCTTTTGTGCCGGAAGCCAATAGCCCACTGGTGAAGATCGTCATGCGTGCGGTGGAAATGGAGCGGGAGGCGATAGCGCAGCAATTCACACAGCCATACATGGAGTATTGCGGCATTCAGATACAGGAAATCATCAGAAAAGGTGAGCAGCAATGAGCGCCATCCCTTGCGCAAGCGTGAGCATGAAAACTATGGCTGATGGAACTTTGCGCATCAGCTTTGATATTGAGCCAAACCACGCACAGGACGCATTCCGCTTGTTCGCTGCACCAGGCACACCAGCTGCGATTGCCGCGCTACAGGTGGGCTATGCGGCTGCCGGAAATATCGAGAAATATCCAGAAAAAGATATTTCAAAAAAGCCAAAAGGCGGACCGCTGTCAATACTTGCCGGTAGATGGTGCCAGTTGCCTGAGTTTTGGGAATGGCTGGAAACCGACCCTTTGAACGCTTGCCACAGCGGAGAAGGTGCAGCGCTATGTGTGCGAGAGATATGCGGAGTTGCAAGCCGCGCAGAGCTAGACCACAAACCCGAGGCGGCTGAGAAGTTTCACAGGCTTATCCGAGGGCCATTCTCTAAATACATGTTAACGAAAGGAATCACGCTATGACCGCAGGCAGACCAATAGGCGAGCGTATCAGGGACTTATGCGAACACCTGGACGCTAAAGGACCGCAAGGCATTTCAACTTTGCGGGAAAAGTTTCGCGACGTAGAGCGATCAAACATCAGCAAATATTGCAGCCGTGCCGTAGGTCTTGGCCTTCTAACTGTGGAGCGCAAAACTGGCGCACGAGAAAACCGCCATGTATGGACCGTGGTTCCAGAGTGGCGCGAACTGATAGAGCAGAGACGGACCACGCGCATCAAGGTGGAGGCGACCGCCAAGCGTACCCGCTGGACTGGCGTATCTAGCGTTTTTTCAATGGGGGCAATGTGAACCAGTACGGATGTTTTGATAGGCCACCCATCGTCACCTTTGGCGCTACATCGTGCCAGTACACCAAGACACCACTAGGGCAGGCTGATAAGAAGTGTGAAGGCTGCAAACATAAGGGGAACGCATGAAAAAAGGACAAACACAGTTCAAATTCATTCGCCCAATGTCAAACATGCGCGTAGTCCTGCTATCCGTAGAGCAAGGCAACTGCAACCCGCAATCAATAGCAGACTCTACCGGGCGATCAATTGGGCAGGTAAGACAGGCACTGAAAAACCTTTGCTTTATCCGCGCAGTGATGGCAGATAGGGACGACAACGGGCGGTCTATGTACATCATCCCCGGTAGCCGGGTGGGAGTGGCGGCGAATCTCAAGGGCGTTAGCTCAATATTCAACTGCCGGTAGTTCTACCAAATTCGATAATAAAAACACAGGGCTCAGTCAACAAACTGGCGCTTATGAGCAAAAGGACTGCACGCCCTGTAACTAACAAGGACTGAGCATGGACAAAAAGAAACCAGCCAAGAAACCAACCCCAATGCCTGGAAAGGGCAAACGGGGCTGCTAGTAAGTTGCCGCATATTCCCGTAAACCCGCACGGGACCGCCACGGCTAAATGGCGGTGACCTTTACGGTGATTCACGACGCCGCGTGGGAGATTGTGAGAAGGGCAATAGAACACACCCTGACGGGCAAGTCCCAATGTGTTTGTATGAACAATCCCTAAAGGGGAACTCAGATGGCCTTAACCGCAAAACAAGAAGCATTCGCTCAGGCAGTAGCTGGCGGCATGACCCAGGCAGACGCTTACCGCTCTGCATATGAAGCCGAAAACATGGGGGATAGCTCCATTGCGGTAGAGGGTAGCCGCCTTATGGCTGACCCTAACGTTTCCCTAAGGGTTAGAGAGCTAAAGGAAGCCATCGCAATAGCAGCCATTTGGACGCGCCTAGACAGCGTTCAGACGCTCGCAGACATAGCCAAGGATGCCGAGGCCAAGGCTAACGAGAAAGTGTCTGCAATCAAGGAATTGAACGCCATGCACGGCTTCAATGAGCCGACCAAGGTTGCAATGAGCGTTACTGTCAATGCAACAGTCAATTACGATTAATCCAGACTTCCGCATCCCTAAGGCGCTTGCCTTCCTGCAAAAGCCAGCACGCTACAAGGTTGCGCGGGGTGGGCGGGGGTCGGGGAAGTCTTGGGGCTTCGCTCGGTCGCTGCTGTATGCCTGCACCGTCAAGCCTACCCGCGCACTATGCACCCGCGAGATTCAGAAGAACATCCAGCAATCTGTTCACCAGTTATTGGCCGATCAAATAGCCATGTTGGGCATGGAGGAGTTCTTTGAGGTCCTGCAGACCGAGATTCGCGGCATCAATGGATCACAGATATTCTTCAGCGGCTTGTCTGACATCACAGCGACTGGTCTAAAGTCGTTTGAGGGGGTTGACATTGTCTGGTGCGAGGAAGCCCAGGCTATCAGCGCCAAGTCCTGGAAGACGCTGATCCCCACCCTTCGCAAGGCTGGCTCTGAGATTTGGGTGACATACAACCCCGAGCTGGAGACGGACCCAACACACGCCATGTTTGTGACCAGCCCGCCGCCTGACTGTGTGTCGGTGCTGATGAACTGGACCGAGAACCCACATTTCCCCGAAGTGCTGAATGACGAACGGTTGCACGCAGAGGCAACCATGAAGCCCGAGGAGTACAAGAACGTATGGGAGGGTCAATGCCTGCCAGCCGTGACAGGAGCTATCTACTTTGAAGAGGTGGCACTTGCAGAGCGGGAGAGCAGGATTAGGGCTGTGCCAGTTGATCCACTGCTCAAGACGAACGCTGTATGGGATTTGGGGTGGAATGACTCCATGTCCATCGTCTTGGTGCAGCGGTCAGCATCTGAGCTGCGAATCGTGGACTACATCGAGGATAGCCACCGCACACTGGCTGATTACGTGATGCAGTTGAAGGCGATGCCTCTCAATTGGGGCGTTCACTACCTGCCGCATGACGGTTTCTCCAAAGACTTCAAGACCGGCAAGTCTGCGCAGGAAATCATGGAGGCGCTTGGTTGTACTGTGGAGCAGACGCCAAACATGGCAATTGAGGAAGGCATACGGGCCAGCCGCATGACCTTCGGGCGCATCTACTTCGACAAGGACAAGACAAAGCGCTTGGTGGAGTGCTTGAAGCGCTACAGGCGACATATCAACAAGCAGACGCTAGAGGCTGGGTCTGCCTTGCATGACGAATACAGCCACGGTGCTGACGCATTCCGGTACACATGCATCGTCGCTGACTCACTGTCCAACAGTAACGGCAGCGTCAAGCCCATCAAATACGGCGCACGCCGCACAGTCGCATAGTTCTACCAAATTTGATAATTCCTCACCAAACGCAGTGATTGCGATGGGGAACCTATGTCAAAGATGGACGATGACCAACTGTTGGAGTTGCTGAACCGCAAGGAGCAGAACGCTTCAGCATACGTTAACGGACAGCTACGGACAGAGCGCGAAACCTCTTTGCGCGAGTATTACCGCCAGCCATACGGCAACGAGGACGATAACTGGAGCACTATTGTTGCTTCAGACGTATCCGATACGGTGGAGTGGATTCTCCCGGCGCTACTCAAGACATTTTCCAGCACAGACAAGGCCGTTTCTTTTGAGCCTACGCGCCAAGAGTACGTAAAAGGCGCAGAGCAGGCAACTGACGCTTGCAACTATGTGTTCTTCAAGCAAAACAATGGTTTCTTGGTGCTGTACACGGCATTCAAAGACGCTTTAACGGTTAAAAACTCGGCGACCATGTGGCGCAAGGAGACTATCGAAACAGTCTCAAGCATCCCGTTCAAGAACGCCAGTGAAGAAATGATCGCATTGCTGCTGCAAGACGCAGAAGATGGCGAGATTCAAGAGGCTACCCCCGCACCTGTCATCAACCCGCAAACTCAGCAACCAGAAATGGACTTGATGACCGGTACACCCATGATGGGGTACACCGGGCGCATTAAAAAGACCGAGAAAAAGACAGTCATTCGGGTGGAATCGTTTAGCCCTGAAGACTTGCTAGTTGAGCGTGACTGGACTAGCCCACTCCTAGCCGATTGTCCCTATGTAGCACGCATGATGCGCGTGAACATGACCGATTTGCAGGCTATGGGCTTGAATTGCGACCCTTCTGAACTGAGGGCCAGCGATACCACAGAGTACAGCGCAGACGGAGACACGCGCTTATTCACAAAGGACCAGATAGACGCATCCACGGCCTTTGCAGACTCTGACACCGAAGATGATTCGATGGCTGAGGGCTGGCTGCGAGTGGAGTTTGTCTTGGCCGACAAGGATGGTGACGGCATTGCAGAGCGCTTATGCGTCTACCGCCTAAAGGACAAGATTCTCAAGTGTGAGGTTACTTCACACGTCCCCATTGCCACATTCAGCCCGATACTGAACACGCACCGATGGGACGGTATGAGCATGGCCGAGGCTGTGAGCGACCTTCAAAGGCTGCACACTGAGCTATTGCGTCAGACGCTGAACAATCTCTATCTGACCAACAACCCGCGCACAAAGGTGCTGACGGATGCCAATTGGTCACCACTGGCAAACATCGATGATCTGTTGGATAGTCGCCCAGGTGGAGTTATCCGGCAGCGTGACGCAAATGCAGTCACTGAGCAGGTAACGCCATTTGCTGCTGCTGCTTCCATGCCAATGCTGGATTACGTTAAAGGCATGCGGGAAGAGCGCACGGGCGTATCCCGCACTTCGCAGGGCATGAACCCTGACAGCCTGAACAACACGGCAACAGGCCGACAGATCGACCAGAGCGCTGCAATGCAGCGTATTGAATTGATAGCTCGAATAGCTGCTGAGACTTTGCTAAAGCCCATATTTCAGGGCATTCTCAAGCTGCTTACCGATGGCGGCATGGAAAAGCTCGCGTTCAGGCTACGCAATGAGTTTGTGGAGTACGACCCAAACGAATGGCGCGACAGCTACGACATGACGGTTAACGTCGGTCTAGGTACTGGCGACACGCAGCAGAAGGCCGCGCAGTTGATGAACATTTACCAGATGCAGACAGCGGCTATGCAGTTTGGTTTGGCAACGCCTAGGCACCTGTATCACACATCAGCAAAGGTGATCGAAAACGCTGGATTTAAGGATGTGGATAACTTCATTCAAGACCCAAGCAAGCAACCACCTCCACCGCCTCCGCCCCCTCCAGAGGCAATCCAGATCGCCCAAATGAAAGCGCAGAACGACGCGCAGAAGTTCCAGGCTGAATCACAAAACGACATTCTCAAATTTCAGGCAGAGACGCAGATGGCGCGTGAGATTGAGCAGATCAAGGCAGACGCCAAGCTGCAAGAGACTCGCGCACAGCTTGAACTCCAGGCATCGAACGACCAACGCGACGCAGAGCGCGAGATGATGAAAGCGCAGATGGACGCGCAGCTAGAAAGCCAGCGTCTAGGGTTTGAAAAGTGGAAAGCCGAGCTAGATGCACGGGTGAAATTGCGTATCGCTCAGATCGGCAATGAACAGTCAGGCGATGAATTGCTGGCAGAGGTTGGAGATGATTTGGCAATGGGCAAAGCTAACCCAATGGACCAACTCGCACAGATGCACATGGAAACGCTGCAAATGATCGGGCAGCTAGCCCAAAACATGAACGCGCCGAAAGTCATTGTTAAGGATGGCAACGGCAAACCAATTGGAATAAGGGCTGCGTAATGGCTGATAACTTTACCGCATCTCCTGGCGCTGGTGGCGATACGTTTGCTGCCGATGAAATAGCAGGCGTTAAATACCCGCGCTCCAAGATCATTATTGGTGCAGATGGTGTAAATGATGGCGACGTAAGCGCATCTAACCCACTTCCAACAACGTTGCAGGCCGTTGGCGCTGAGTATTGGCCTGGCTACAGCGGAAGCCCAGACCCAAGCAATCTACCTTTGCACGTAGACCCATCCGGCGCACTGATTACACGCGGTGCGGTGACTACAGATGAAGGCACATTCCGAGTCAACTTCGCAAATACATCGCTTGCAGTCTCTATTGGCTCTGTAACTGTTGCCGGCGATACCGTTACAGGCTCTGGTTTCCTTTCGGCTGATGTTCACTATAAAGACTATTTCAAGCTTGGCGCTGATGGCGAATCGGCTTGGATGGGTATTGCCAGCGTTGATAGCGACACGCAGATCACGCTTAGGACAACTTACACGGGTGGTAGCAGTGGCGCGGCTTCCCGTGCGCTGATACGACCTGTAACCGGATCAGGTGGTGGCATTTCTGTTGCGTCTGGCCAATGCGCCATGACAACAGGAACAACTGCAAACGCAGTTACCCGTATTGTTCGTGATATTGACTATGCGCCACAGATAGGGCGTGCAAAAGTCAACATTAGCCAGCGCATAGCAAACCAAACAATTCGCATCGGGCTAAGTGAGGCATTCGCCACAAGTGATAGATGGTTTGCACGTTTCAGTTTGAGCGGGACTACGGCAACAACTGTTGTTTGTGAGTCTGGACGGAACCCAACCACAACCCCTAGCGCATCAGAAACAGAAAGCACAACCGTTACACTGCCTTTTGGCCTGACAACAGCGCTTAACCCTGATTACCGGATTGAGCAGCTAACAGAGTCATGCCGTTTTTATGTCAATGGTGTTGTGGTGGCAGAGCATACCCGCTCTATTCCGGCGCAGCATGACGAGATGGAGTTCGCTGTTACTTGCATAAACGGGGCAGTGGCTCCGGCCAGCAGTACAACAGTTACGGTTGACTATGTCACGGGCAAAAACCACAACAAATTAGAGATCGGCGTCATGTCAGACGCTGAAAAGATTGTTGCAGCGGCAGCTCCTTTGCAGCAATTCAGCTACGGCCCGCAAGCTGGTGTAATCGCTATTAACACTGACTTGATCGTACTGGATTGTTCTCAGCTTCGGAGCCTGTTTATCCAGTGCAACAGTATGGGTACGACTGGCGTAGTCACAGTGGCTTGGAGCAATGAGCCAACTTTCGCGCAGCCTATAACCGCAACACTTGCCAGCGAAACAGGAGCGCTGTCCACTACGTTCAATGCCGCAGGCATGCGCGCAACCAATGTAATGGCCCGTTACTGCCGCATTCGTCTAACAACAGCTACCACAGCCGGTACTACAACGCTAAACGTATGGGGCGCTCAGACTACCTATGTTCCGCTGATCACGAATCAGAACATCTTAGGCTCTGTCGCTGTAAACGCCGGTACCACACTGATGGGCGACGTAGGCCAGCAGTACCGGGCAAACGCGACAGGCGCGGCAAGCGGGGCGCACGTTGTAAGCGCTGCAACCACAAACGCAACTATCGTTAAGGCAAGCGCTGGCCGCGTGCTGCGTTGGTCATTTGGCAATACCTCAGCCGTTTGGCAGTATGTCAAGCTGCACAACCAAACAACGCTCCCAACTGCTGGCACTGGAGTCGCTAGAACCATTGCCATACCTCCAGGCGGAAGAGCTGACGGCGGGTTAGAGGGTGGCGTTGCTTTCGCTACTGGCATTGGCATGACCATCGTTACCGGCTCGCCAGATGCAGACGCAACAGCAACCACTGTAGGTGCAGTTGTTGGCGATCTGTTCTTTGCTTAAAGAATTATCAACAGGGAGAGAAAAATGGGAAAACCAGTCACTATCACCATGAAGCTGCGCGATGAAGAGAACAACATCATCGGAAACGTGCAGAACTCGGGAACCACGGAAGACGAGGGCATCACCGTTGTGCTTGGCCTTGGATACTTGCCAAACGTCGCAGCGGCTGCGGCCCAAGGCGATGTAATCGTTGAAGTTGCCACAACTACGACAGCCACGTTTGAGCCTGTAGCGGCTGAAGCTGTGCCAGACGTTGAAAATAACTTGCAGACGATCACGTTCACCCTGCCATAGATTGAACATCGTTTGAAATGTGGATACACCTTTTAGCGGTAGGCTTAATCGATGGCGCTGGCGGTGGAGTAGCGCCAGAACCTACCGTTCAAGGGTATTCAGGCGAAGTAGTCCTAAAGCCTTGGTACATAAGGCGCAATAAACGCATTCTGTTGTTTAACACGGCGCAAGAGGCTGATGCATACCTCGTGGCAGAAGAGGCGGCAGAGCAGGCAATTCGCCAAGCGCAGAAGACCTCTCGACGCGCACGCAAGCGACTCCGAGAGAAGGTAATCACTGTTGCGCCAGTCAAGACGGTTGACGTTGACCAGCTTTCAGAAGCCGTAGCGCGTTTCTCGATACCCGCAAACATTCCAGAGCTAATAGCTTTGGAGGACTTCGGGCAGATCATGCAAGTGATGGCGCTTGCGCAAGAAATGCAGGAAGAAGAAGACGTGATCTTTCTTTTGTTAATGGCCTAGTTCTACCAAATTTGATAATGCTCGCATGAACGAAAAGCATGCAGTTTTACGTGGGCGCGAAGCCAGTGCGGTACTGGAAAACGAAGCCTTTAAAGCTGCGATGGATGGCTTGAAAACTGTAGTGCTTGACCAGTGGAAGCAATGCCCCGTTCGTGACCGTGAAGGCCAAGTTCTATTGCTGCAACTGGCAAAGCTCACAGACAAATTTGAGAGTATTTTGGTTGGAATGATTGAGAACGGAAAGCTTGCACAGAACAAGCTTGATTTTGACGCGATAAGAGACGAATCCCCGTCTAGGCGCTGGGTTCGCAAGGTTACCGGGTAATCACCTACCCAATCGGGAGCATTAGATACGCATTCAACGAGTGCATATCCAAATGCTTCTGCCAACGCTCTTGGTGATATGGGCGCGTTGAACATAGGAACATCATGGACGGACAAGCAGAATCTGCACCCGAATCAGGTGGACTAGATGACCTCGCTTCTTTTCTCTCGGACACTCCTGAAGAGGAATCCACAGAAGAGATAGAAGCAAACCCGGCTGACGATTCCACCGCCGAGAGCGACACGGAAGAGGAAGCAAGCGACGAACAGGAAGACGAAGCCGAGGAATCGGAAGAGGAACCTGCACCCGTTGACACAAAGATCACCTTTAAGGTGAAAGGCGAAGACGGCACCGAAGAAACGGTAGAGGCATCCACCGAAGAAATCGCAGCCTCCTATCTACGCCAAAAGGACTACACCAAAAAGACCCAAGCTCTAGCCGAGCGCGAGTCTCAAGCGGTCAATTTCCTGAAGACAAAACATGACGAGATACGAAATCAGTATCTGAGCCAAGCGGAGTTAACCCGCGCAGCTTTGGTGCAGATGGCGGGTCTTAAATCAGGCGACGAGATGGCGCAGCTTGCGCACTCAGACCCTGCGGCATGGGTGGCAGAGAACCAGCGACAACAGAGCGTAAATGCGTACTTGAACCAGCTTGATCATCAGATCAATGGTGAAAAGCAACGCGCAGCGCAGGAGGCCGAAGCACACCGGGCGCAATCGCTTCAGCAGCAATTCCAGAAGACCTGGGAAGTGTTGCAGAAGGAAAAGATTGATAAGCCGCAGCTTGCCAAGATTTATGACGGCGTTAGCAAATCCTATGGATTCACGCCTGAAGAACTTGGCAACGTGTACGACCACCGACTAGTACGAATGATGCGCGATGCGCAGGCGTACCAGGCGCTCAAGTCGCAAAAAGCAGACGTTACCCGAAAGGTAGCCGATGCGCCACGCATGCCACAACGACAGACGGCACCCAGCCAAGAGCGCAAACAGCAGACCCTAGAACGCAAGTTCACAAACGGCACTGCAAAGCTCAAGGACTTGGTTGCATTTCTAACCTAATTCGGAGTATCAAAAATGGCAGTCCCAACCAACCTATATCAAAAAGCATCCCTCAAGGGCAATCGTGAAGATTTGATGGACAAAATCTTCAACACTTCGCCCACAGAAACCCCTCTTTCTTCGGCAATGGGCCGCGTCACTGCGGTGACAGATTTCCACGAATGGCAAACAGACTCGCTCGCTGCTGCTTCGGCATCTAACAAGATGATCGACGGTGACGATGTGACGCTGGATGCACAAGTGGCAACGGCTCGCATTGGCAATCACTTGCAAATCTTTAACGGTACGGTCGGCGTTTCTCGCCGAGCCAACATCGTGAAGAAGGCAGGCCGCACGATGGAGATGGGCTACCTCAAGGGCAAGAAAATGCTTGAGTTGAAGCGCAACATCGAAGCAATGGTATTGTCTCCAACCCAAGTGGCGATTGCTGCTACTACCTCTGTAGCCGGTCAATCCGGTGGCTTGGGTGTGCAGTGCGTTTCTAACCCGTTGCACAACGGCGCAGGCGCTACCGCTGCGTGGACTTCTGGCGCTCCTACTGCCGCCATCACAGCCGGTACAAACCGCACGTTTACCAAGGCGCTTCTGGACACCGCATGCCAGAACATCTACACAACATCTGGCCAGTTTGCCGAAATGTTGGTGGTTTCTCCTTCGCACAAAGCGCTGTTCTCTGCTTTTGCATCTGTGGCCCAAAACCGCATTGACGTAAAGAGCGGCAAGAACGCGCAAGCAACCATTGTTGGCGGTGCAGAGGTCTATCTGTCCGACTTCGGTGGCTTGACTGTGGTTCCGCATTACCTGCTTGCGGGTTCCGATACAGCCTATGTGCTGAACACTGACTACTTGGACTTGGCTTTCCTGGATGGCTTCAAAACCACCGACCTTGCCAAGACAGGCGACAGCGACAAGATTCTGATTACCGCCGATTGCTGCTTGACCGTTCGCGCTCCAACAGCACAAGCCAAGATCACGAACCTGACACCTTAAACGAGTGGCCGAGCTAGTTCCCTGCGTTAAAGGGAGCCGATGGGGTGCGATGCCCCTCTCCATTTCAAAAGAGGTAAGCGCGTGGAACTTGATTCAAACGTCACGATAAACGAGGGTGTTAATGGGTTTGGCATTCAACGTCAAATCATCCTTGAAGGCGATCAGGCCGTTACGAAGCTGACCTATGACGCGGCTCCATTGCTGGAGGCCGCACAACAAGCCCGAGTTGCATCAGAAGGCCAGCGTTGGGGTGACGGCCGATTTGTTGGAATCATCCCAATTGCAGAGTTGACCCGCATCAACGACACCTACAAAAGCGCAGAAGAACGCAAGCATCAAATTCTGTCCTGGCTGCGCGACAACCCAAAGCTGGTGACGTTTGACAAATTCCTCAAATAATGACTTACGCCACGCTCCAAACTGACGCGGCAGACTACCTGCACCGCAATGACCTATCGGCCAAGATGCCGGGTTTTATTGCGCTTGCGGAATCAACCCTATTTCGTGAGCTTCATGTCAAGGACATGGCTGTCTCTGTCACTGGAACAACGACAGGCGAATATGCAACGCTACCGGCTGATTATGGAACCGTGCAGCGTGTCACTGCTGTGGCTGGCAGCGCTGAATACTCGCTTGACTACAGGGCACAAGACTACACGCCAACAGGCCAAAGCTACCCGACAGAGTACGCGCTAGAAAGCAACAAGCTGCGCATCTGGGGCGCGTCAACTGGTCAGCCTTACACGCTTTACTACATTCCGAATCTTGCCGCACTGAGCGACAGCAACACAACAAATTGGCTGCTCACCAATGCGCCCGATCTTTACCTGTATTCCACGGCACTAGAAGCCGCCAAATACATCCGTGACGCGCAAGAGGTTGCAACGCTAACGCCAATGGTAGGTGCGTTGATTGACTCGGTGCGCAGAGCATCAGAGCGCAAAGGCCAGCCCGCTACCGGCTCCATGCAAATCAAACCGAGGCGCTAAGTATGTCCGTCGAATCAGCAACCAACATAAGCCAGCTTGACCCCACAAAGCCCAGCGCAACAGACCCCAAGAGCGAGGGCGACGATCACATTCGATTGCTCAAGTACACCATCCAAATGACGCTGCCAAGCATCACAGGCGTGAGCTACGCAGCTACTAGTAACAGCAACTTCTTGCTTGCTACTACGTCGATGGTGCAGGCCGCGATTCTGAATGCATCCGGCATTACTGCGGTGCTTCCCGCACAGGTAGCAGACACCTATCTCTACTCGGACGGCACAAACGTTTCTTTTCAGCCAGCTTCTGCGGTTGGGTCTGACATTTACCTCAATTCACTTTACGGAGCTTTCTAAATGGCCGCAAATACAAAACCAGTCTACCCAAAGACGCCAGTTGCAACAGTTGGGCAAACGCTCGCCACTGCTAACACGGGCAAAGACGGCACCGGAACAGTAGTCACGCTTTTGACCGCTGGCTCAGATGGCGCAAAGTTTGATGGCGTGAATGTGGCCTACACGGGCACATCAGTTGCAACTACCTTGAAACTGTTCCTGAACAACGGCGGGGCCACAACGACAGCCACAAATAACGCGCTGATTAAGACTATCAACGTTCCAGCCAACACGATGACCAGCGAAATCAACACCACGGCAGACTTCTTCACAAAAGCGCTTGACGGAGGCTCTTTGATGGTCCCGCCAAACTACAAGATAACGGCCTGCATTGGCGTGACGGTGGCAAACGCAATCTACGTGTTGCCTACCGCTGGAGACTTGACAGCATGAGCTGGGGTGACGCAAAGTCCCTGACGGTTGCGGGTGGTAGCCGTTGGATTACAAATCCAAAGCAGTTGGCGCGGGTTAGTGTTTTGAATTCGCTGGTCAACGTAAAAACAGCATCAGGAACGGCGGTGGGCTCCAGCCTTGCAGGTTTTTTTACCGCGCTGGCTCTTAGGGGTGCTCAAACCTCAATTGCTGTTGCTGATACCTACGTCACCGTTGCAAATATTTCTGG